GATTTCTCTATAATTTCTATGAATATAGCCGGGCATGATTGTAGTAAATACGCTCAAGAGGAATTGTGGGGATATTCTCAATGGTTTTATCCAGAAAATGAAGCTAACAAAAATAAAGAAATATTTAATTACGCATGGAATCATCATCAAAAAGAAAATAGTCATCATTGGCAATATTGGATTATGTGGAAACATGATGGATGCATAGCTTTAAATATGCCATTTTATGACGTTATAGAAATGCTTTGTGACTGGACGGCTATGAGTTATAAATTTGGTGATTATCCGAGCGATTTTTATAATAAGAATAAAAAAGAAATGTTGTTGCATAAAAACACGACTATTCATATAGAAAAATGGTTGCCTGTTTTTGACCAGTTAATACAAATAAAACATGGTATAGGATAATGACTAAACAAAAAGAGAACTTCATAAAATCAAGCCTAACTCTAACGCCAGAGGAAAAGGCGAAAGAGAAGAAGCATAGAGAAACACAGATAAGAGTGGAGAAGAACAAGAAAGACAAAGTGGCTATTGAAAAAGCTGTTGTTTCTAATGATAATATAGAGCAAGAAAAAGGGGAAGTAAAGGGGAAGTTTGAAACAGAAAAGAAATGCACAGCAAAACAAGAAGCGTTTGCAAGACAATATATAGTTGCTCGTTGCAAGTCTGCGGCTTATAAATATGCTTATGATTATGAAAACATGATAGACGGTACAATATATAAAAAAGCTTTAATAGTTTACAATACTCCGATTGTCTACAATCGCATTATGGAGCTACAAGAAGAACAAAACGGACGGCTCGAAATTACTACGGACAGGATAACGCAAGAGTTAGGCAAGCTTGCATTTACTAGACTTCCAGGAATTATTAATTATAATAAGGGTATTATTAGCTTAACCGATTTTGACAATCTTAATGACGATCAAAGAGCTTGTATTAAAAAGTTTGAATTTGTCACAGAGTATAAAGTCGGCGAAGACGGGAAAGCTCAACCATGCGATAGGGTAAAAATTGAAGTATACGACAGGCATAAAGCACTTGACAGCCTCGCAAAGATTAACGGAATGTATACAGAAAAGATAGAAAATACTATCAAAGTTGAAGATAACACCATCAAGGTTACAATAGAATGATATGGAGTTTAAGCTACACAAAAAGCAGGGTGAGGCATTAAAGTCAAAGGCAAACGAGATATTATACGGCGGGGCGGCCGGAGGTGGCAAATCTCACTATATCCGAGTTCTATCTATTCTGATAGCTGTTCAAGTTCCTAATGTCCAAATTTACCTATTCCGTAGACTATCAGAAGACTTGTATAATAATCACATGATAGGAGTACACGGCTATTACTCGATGCTTGATAAGCTAGTACAGGCTAAAAAAGTAAAGATAACGACTGCCCCCGTTAAGATTACATTTTGGAACGGCGCAATAATACATTTGTGCCATTGTCAATATGAAAAAGATGTAATCAAATATCAAGGGGCAGAAATAAACGTTCTTCTGTTTGACGAACTAACGCATTTTATGAAAACACAATATACTTTTTTGCGTGGTCGTGTTCGTGTGGCTGGGTTAGATATACCGCCAAACATGCAATTGCCGCTTATATTTTGTGGAAGCAATCCAGGAGGCATAGGACACAACTGGGTTAAGGCTATGTTTATTGATCCGGCTAAAGAATATGAAGTATGGAAAACGCCAAAACTAGACGGCGGAATGAATAGGCAGTATATTCCGGCTAAACTAAAAGACAATCCAAGTATTGATTATGAAGATTATGCAGCAAAGCTTAACGGGTTAGGTAATCCAATGCTTGTAAGAGCTATGCTTAATGGCGACTGGGATATTGTCGCAGGTGGCATGTTTGACGACGTATACAATAAAGCTGTACATGAAATAGAGCCGTTTGAGATACCTGGTAGCTGGTATATTGACCGCTCGTTTGACTGGGGCAGCTCTCACCCTTATTCTGTAGGCTGGTGGGCTGAATCCGACGGTACAGACGTAACTCTCAAAGACGGTACGGTTAAAGCAACCGTAAGAGGTGATTTATTCCGCATTAATGAGCTATACGGCTGGAATGGGCAGCCAGACGAGGGTACGAAAGAGCTTGCTGTTGACATAGCGAAAAAGATAAAGATAATCGAATTAGAAATGAAACTTAATGTAAGACCTGGGGCGGCAGACTCGTCTATTTACACAGTTGAGAATGATAATTGCATAGCTAAAGACATGGAAGCCGAGGGCGTATACTGGTTACATGCTAATAAAAGCCCGGGCAGCCGGAAGAATGGGTGGGAAATATTCCGTAAAATGCTTAATGGCGCAAACAGTAAAGAAGAAAAGGGACTATATATATTCAATGTATGCCGTCAATTTATAAGGACTATCCCTGTATTGCCTCGTGATAAAAAACACGCTGATGATGTAGATACAAACGCAGAAGATCATATTGCCGATGAAGCCAGATATAGAATGTTAGCCGAGAAGTCAATAACAAACAGTTTGCCAGTTGCGGGGTTACGCTTCTAATGATACACTTTAAGATAAAAGAAGAAATATATATGATCCCGTTAATAGTTACAATCGGAACATGGGAAAGTAGATGTGGTTATCTTAAAAAACATTATAATATTAAACCAGAAAAGCAAATAGCCTATGGTGGCTATTCAAATATGTACATCCATAATGGATGCTCTGAATCATTTATATGGATGCCAACATTTGATTATAATAATATTGAGGCTGTAGTTGTATTAATTCACGAAATAGATCATATCGCTTTTAATATATTTGCGGTTATGAACATTCCAATACTTGACAATCACTCAAATCATGCTTATATTTACCTGAAAGAATATTTCTTGACTAAAGCACTTAAAAAACTTAAGGGAGTTTAACTATGGAAACTAAAAACACAAATACAGCTTTATCGATCGAGCGACACCCGCAATTTGACGAGATGATTACGGTATGGGAAAAAATGCGCGACGGTCAAAGTGAACGGCTCGTTAAGTCCCGCGACGACTCAGCTAATAACACAAATAGCTCAACTACGAAACGATACCTGCCAAAAACCAGCGGACAAAACGCCGACTTTGCAAATGGTGAAACAGCTTACAATTCAAAGAAAACAAGAGCAGAGTTTCCATCTAATCTGATAGATACAGAACGGCAAATGCTAGGCTTGCTTGCTAAAAACTCATTAAAGATTGAGTTACCAACTAAGCTAGAGCCGTTTAATGAATCTATTACCGATGACGGCGAAGATATTAATGCACTAAACGCAAGGATTAACGAAGAGCAGCTTATTACTGGGCGTATCGGTTTATTATGGGATATACAAGAAAAAGCCCCGTCCGGCAAAATGCCTTATGTCGTAATGTATTCCGCAGAACGCATAATAAACTGGCAAACGTACATCGACGGCGAAGATGAAAAATTTAAATGGGTAGTGATCGACATTTCAGATTATGAAGCTAATGCAAAAACTGGGGCGTGGGAATGGACTTATATGTATAAAGTTCTAAATGCAGACGCTAAGGGATATTACACTTATGTATTCAAAGGTTCTGAAAAGGATATAGATTTGTCGGAAGCTCCAGGAGATGCAGTATATCCAACGTTAAATGGTAAAACTATCTCTGAAATACCATTTACCATTTGCAACGATTCAAGCGTAGGGGCGTGTATAGAAAATCCGATATTAGAACCGCTTGCCGATAGCTGCTTGAAATACTATCGTAACGATGCTGACTATCAAGAGCTAATATTCATGCAGACAATAGCAATACTATGCCAGACGGGACTTGAAAACGCAGACATAGAGCGTTTAAAACAATTAAGCGTTACCGAGGGTTTCGCTTCTAACTCAAAAGATGCAAAATGTTCATTTGCAGAAGTTTCAGGAAATGGACTTGCTGAATCGCGACTTAATCTCGAAAACTCTAAAAAGGATATGATTAATAGGGGAATAGCTCTAATGGAAGCCGGAGCAAGTGAGTCTGGCGAAGCGTTAAGCATAAGGCTAACAACTAAGACGGCGAACCTATCAACAGTCGCGATAACCGCTTCAATGGCTATTGAGAAGATGCTTAAATTAGTAGCTCGTTGGATGACTGGCGTAAATGAAAAAGAAATCACAGTAAAATCTAATAATGACTTTACAGATAACACGGTTAAGGTTGAGGATTTGACGCGATATGCTCAACTTGTTGAAATGGGTTATTTTACACGCGAAGATTTTTATGAGCAAATGGAACGTACCATAAAGGGTAAATATGAAACATTTGAAGACTGGAACGTAAACACGGAAGCGGTTAATATAGGAATTGATATGTAATTAATGGCAACGGCTAATGAACAGCTACAAAGTGCGCTTCTAAAGCGACAATCCTATATCCAGCTTCTATCTAAACGGTTTGGCATTGATTTTAAAGCTAACTTAGACGGAAGCAATAGAGACATTAAGGGATTGATCGCCGACGAACTACCCAAAATATCAAGCGGACTGAATACTGCAAAGACAGCCGGACGCATGGCAAGTATAGGAACGCAATACAGGAAAATCAGAGAGCCGATATATAAAGCTTATGAATCCGAATATACTAAGGCTATGGCGCGGTTAGCAAACGATGAAGCGGAGTTTATCGCTAAGTCAATGCAACATGCTATCCCGTTTGATGTAGCTCTTTCAACTCCAGCACCGACAGCAATAAGCAACCTTACAGCATTTGCAGCTTATAATGGTCAAGCTATCCCCCGCTGGTTTTCTGATATGAAGCTATCGGATTATACTAAGTTTGAATCGACCGTAAGGGCTTCTGTTAATCAAGGGTTAGATATAGACCAGACAATTAATCAGGTGGTCGGTAAGTATTATAAAACAACCGATAAATACACAGGCTCAATACAAGGGACTAGATATTCAGCGGAACGGCTAACCAGGACTATCACTAACGGCGTGTCTAACGGTTCACAGCAAGAATTTTACAAAGCAAATGCGGATATAATCGCATATGAGGTTTACTCTGCTGTACTAGACGGCAGGACTTCTATGATATGCGCAGGGCTAGACGGTACAAAGTTCAAAGTCGGCGAGGGTGAAGTACCACCGTTGCACCCTAATTGTAGAAGCTCAAGAGTTCCAGTAATTGACGGAATAGGCTTAATAGGAAATAAGCCAAGTGTCGGCGGTACTAATTTCAGAGAAGATGCCCGTAAAAAGTTTATCGGAAATAAGACAGCTAAGGGAATGAGCAAAAAAGAAGCGCAGCGAAAATGGAACAATACAAGCAACTCGTATAAAAATAGCCTGCTAAACAAAGAACGCCGGGCTTATGGTAAAAACGTTATCGGAAGCCAGCCAGCAGACACAACTTATAGCTCATGGCTTAAAAAGCAGGACGCAGGCTTTCAAGCAGACGTATTAGGTAAAACTAACGCAAGTAAATTTAGAAGCGGAGAAATGACACTCGATAAGTTTACCGATAAATTAGGGAAGCCGTTAACGCTTGACGAACTAGCTAGTAAGTATCCAGAGATTTACGAATAAATTTTATATCCAGGGTCAAGGCAGTTCATACATATTTCAGATGCTTTACAAGTTTTTTTCTTCTCTGCAATATAAAATTCTTTTATATATTTTTTGCAAGAAGAACAATTAAATTTTCTTTCAAACATTTTATATTTATGGTTTTTAATGTTGTATATTTCATCTTTTTGTTTACTCATCTCCATACCCCCTATTTAACGCCCATTTGACAAGCTCGACTATCCAGTTAGCAGGTTTGCTACTACCGCAACTATAACGCCGTGCAGTTACTTTAGGGCAGCCTGTTTTTCTTGAGAACTCCGACGGCTTGCCTTTGATTATGTCCTGTATTTTATTCATGCTACACCTCTATTGTTAATATTTAATTTTTTCCTTTTCTGCCGCGCTTCTTCGGATTGCTGTTTGCAGATTTTATCCAGAAACGCAAGTCGCCCCTTGCGCTTTGTATATTTTTCTTTATTGTTTTCTTCTTTAAATATAATATTGTAAATAATAAAATTTATTTGTGTGCGAATAGACCGAAATCTATCCTGATTATATAAACGATTACATTTAAAGTTATCCCATCCATCGCAGTTATCAATAATCTCACATTTCAACATCATAGACATATTGTTTAATTTACACAGAGCGTTATCTCTAATTTCTTCGCTTAACTCTGGCTTGAGATGGTTTCGCTCTTTCCGTTCATCTGACCATTTCATACATATTCCTTTTGTACTCATTTTATACCCCAAATATTTGTTTGAATTTATCTCTTATATATTCGACTTCGCCTAAACGAATACCGGCATCTTTACTTTCTTCGCAATCTATAGCCACAACCTGCATGTACAAAAGCATGCTCCACTCGAGATCAAACATAAACTTTGTTTCTTTGTCTGTCATAATAAACCTCCATTAGAATTTATTAACATTAATAAAACATTATGATACAGTATAATAGCATAATGATACTTTGTCAAGTGTTATTGTGTATTTTTTATGGAATGTTACAAAAATGTAAGTTATATTAAAAATATAATCGCTATTGTATAGCAAAAATCTAACAGGAGACTTAAAATGGACAAGCTTAAACTGTTGTACAGTTCTAAGGAAGAAATCCCGGAAGCGTTCTTATCATTGTATGAAGAAAAGGACGGACAATTTAACTTAGTTGGTGTTGATGGTTTTAAAACCGAAGCCGATATTCAGAAAGTTCTTGATGCAAAACAGCATGAAGTTGACAACCGTAAAACGTTTGAAAAGGAACTTAAAGAGTTAAAAGAAAAATTTGAAGGGATAGACCCAGACAAAGCACGCCAAGTACTAAAGGATGTTGAAGAAAAGAATATCAAAAAGATTGACCCAAACGCAGACCTTGATAAAATACGATTGCAAAAAGAGCTTGATAAAAGTCAAACAGAGCTTGAAAAGGCAAAAAGTGATATTGCCGATTACATGCTAAAACAAAAGCAGTCAACAATCAAGGACAAACTCGTTTTAACAGCAAGGGAGCTAAATTTTGACCCTGCTTTTGATGAAGAAATTGCGCTAAGGATAAGTCAGTTTGATACTTCTGAATCTGGAGATGTTCTTTCAACAGACGGCAAAACCCCGACTGAATTTTTACAGCCGTATGCAACAAAATATGGGATGCCCTCTAACGGTACTGGCGGTAAAAGCCTAACACGTCAGCCTGCTAATATTTCAACTAATAAAGCCTATGCGGAAGCAGTGGCAAAAGGCGACAAGGTTGCCATGGTGGCAAATTCGCCGGAAATTAAATAAAGGATAGTATTATGGGAACTATATATCAGTACAGTTTTTCAAACAAGGTTCGTGATTTAGGTATGACATTGAGTGATATTATTGCTCAAGCACCTGGATTTATTCGTATATTTGGCAGTGGACCAGATGCTCGTCAGCAAAAGCATGAATGGCTTGAAGATCAAATTTCTCCTCGTTCACTTACTGCTGTAAGTATTGACACTTTGACTATTACTGGAAGCACGGCAGACGTTGCAAAACTTAAAGCTGGTAGTTTGTTCACCATTAAAGATGACACGGCTCTTTTCCGTGTTGCCTCTATTGACTCTACTACTACATTCACGATTGTTCTTGCAGCCGCTAATGGCTCTGCAACTACTGCCCCGTCCGCAGCCGATGTTTTAAATATCGTTGGAACTCCGATGTCTGGCGGTTCTAATAATGGCGACGGCGAAAGCGGACTGAAAGAATCATCTGTTGAATATAATTATACGCAGATTTTCCGTAAAGAAGTTATTATGACTCGCTCAGCTCTTGGGATTGACATTTATGGTAATGAAAATGCTATTAATGTACAGACAGCTAACCAGCTTCAGCTCGTAGCTAGAGATATGAACCGACAAGCGTTGTTTGGTGTAAGAGTTAACCCTGCCTCTGGAGTAAAAGGAGAAGCCCAGGGATTATACGGTTATGCTGACGAATTAGTAGTTGACGGCGGCAGTTTGCAATTTGATAATTATATGATTAATGACGCTGGTCAGCTTATTCTTGCTGAGGGCGGAGTTCCTAGTATAATTGTTTGCGCTCCCGGGCAAGCTCGTGTTTTATCAGCAATTAATGTTGATAAAGTTCAAGTTATCCAAGCCGATACAATGCGTGGCGAATACGTTTCAAACGTCGCTAATGACATTACTGGCGGTCGCCAAGTTATCATAGCTGATTATGACATGCCGGATACAGAAGCATTTTTAGTTGATCCGTCTGGATTTAAAACTTCATATCTCACTAACGGACACATGCGCGATGAAGATACTACCACTAAGGGATTTGATGGTATTCAGCGTACAATTCTCGGTGAACTTACATTTGAGATGAAGAACGCTAATCAGCGTTGTTGCAGGATTCATAGCCTTATGGCTAGCGCAACAGCAATCGCAGCTATTAAAGCAGCATCTTAAAAATAATCTCCAGCCCTGAAATATGGGCTGGCGGTTTTCTCTTATGAAAATAAACTGGATACAACATCACGCAAACTGGGCTTTCGGAAATTTATGTAGCCACTTGCGAAAAAAGATGCCGAACAGAGAACACGTTATCGATAAAACTACGGCAGGCGGAATTAACGTTGTTTGCTCTCCACATTTTTTAAGAGGTAGAAAAGCTGGAAGTACAACTATTTGCAGACTAGATAGCAACCGATGGTATGACCATTTAATAACAGAGAAAAAGAAATGAAAGTATTATCACTAGAATTTACACCAAGCTGGTCTTGGGGATTAATATTTGCAGAGATGCAGAAGCATACTAAAATAGAATTTAAACGTACATTTATAAATAATGACGAAAAAATAAATACAATAGGTGTTGATATGGTATTGGCTCAAAACGTTACGCTACTTAAAAAGTTCACCGAAAGAGTTAGAACTGTTTGCAGAATGGGCGGGAATTTAAACTTTGATAGTGGCGGAAAATTAGAGCCGTTACTGAAAGAGATGTCAGAATGCTATGCGCTTATTGCGACAAATAAAAAACTATTTAAAATTGCTTCTGCGATTCACGATAATGTTCACTTAATTCCAAATGGAATAGACCTTGAAGAATGGAATATAATTAAAAAGTCAAAGAGTAAAAAGTTTACTGTTGGTTTTTGCGGGAATATTACATCTCCGCAGTATCGTGAATATAAAGGATATGACTTTGTAAAAGAAGCCTGCGACAAATTAGGCGTGGAATTAAAAACGGCATTATATAAAGATAACCAAATACCGCACGAAGAGATGCGGGGAAAGTTTTATAGTGAAATAGACTGTCTTGTACATCCAACGAAGGGTGAGGGCTGTTCAAACACGCTTATGGAAGCATGTGCGCTTGGTATTCCAATTATTACAACTAAAGTAGCTGGATTCCATGGCGAATTAATGAAAAACGAGAAAAACGTGCTATTTTGTAATCGAACAACAGCAAGTATCAAAAAAGCAATTGAATCAATTAAAAAAGATGATAAATTAAAAACTAAATTATCGAAAGGTTCACGAGCATTTGCGGTTAAACATCACGATATAAATAAAATAGTGAAAGAATATGAAAAGGTATTTTCTGATTGCATAGATAATTCTCAAAACGTGAATCCGTCAATAAGATTTTATACCTATATGCAGAGTTCAAGAGGAGTTTCAGCCTGTTATAGTATTAATGGTGAAAAGATAATTGCAGATAAATTTATTGCTGGATTAACTAAAAAAGAAATTGAAAAGATAATTTCAGATAAATATATGGAGGCAAAATAATGGCTTTGGTAATTATAGCAACGGCAGGTAGTGCAACCGCAAATAGCTATTTAACCTTAGCCGATGCAGAAACATACTTTGAAAGCCGGATAGGCTCTACTGAATGGGATAGCGCGACAGATGCAGTCAAAAATGCTTTACTTGTTAATGCGACAAGGCTTTTAGACCAGTCTTTTAACTGGGACGGTGATAAAGCAGATGATGACCAGGCATTAAGATTTCCCCGTGATTACTGTTATAATTGCGACGGTGTACTTTTATCGAGCTTAACGATACCAACTGAAATAGAAAATGCGACTTGTGAAATGGCGTTGTTTGTCGTAGGAAATACAGGACAGTCAACATCTAATGAATATAAGTCGGCTAAAGTTGGAAGTTTGGAAGTCGAGTACCGGGATAACATTTCCCCAGAGGAGCTTGTAAATTCAAGCGTAGTCCGGGCGGTGAGTTGCGTGGGCGTTCTATCAATCGGCGGCGGTTCAATAAGAATGGTGAGGTATTAATATGGCAGGACTTGGAAACCTAGACAAAGTTGCGCAGGACTTAGCGGTCAGCTTGCTTAACCAGCTAGGCGGTACTTGTGATATAGAGATAGCCGGATCTGCGACACTTGATACATATACAGGATTACCAACAGGGGCGTTTGATGAACCAGTAACAATAGAAGATATTGCTTGCGAACCTCCGCAAAAATATGCTCAAAATTTAATTGACGGTACAAGTATATTAATGGGAGATGCTAAAACATCTGTGGCTAATAGTTTGTTAGCTGGAAACATCATAAAAGACAACAACTCGTATTTCATACTTAAAGATAAAAATTACAGTACGGGCGTTGTAACAGAAAAACGCTATAAGATAATTAAAACAATGCCCATAATGGGCGGAAATTCAACCGCATTAATTGAAATGCAAATAAGGAGTTAATCATGGCAAACGGCACAAAAACAGAACAAGCGACAGTCGCGGGGTTATCTTTTCGCAAAGATACAAGCTACACGCAAGAGGGGCAAGTTACTCTTGAAGTTTTAGCGGCTCAATTAACAGCCGGACAAAGCGGGTCGCTTACAACTAGAACAACCGCCGCATCAGGAGTTATTACAATTTCAGCTCACGGGATTGCGGACACAGAAACGATTGATATTGTCTGGGCGGCTGGTTATCGTTACGGTTGCGATATTGACAGCGTGGCAGCAAGTACAATAACATTTAGCGGCGGCGCGGGCGATGAGTTGCCAGACGCGGCAACGGTTGTAACAGTTGGTGTAATTGTTAATGCAGTTACTGAATTTGACGGCGACGACTGTAAAATATTTGCGATTGACTCCGCTAACACCGCGCAAGTTGCAACATTTAAAGATGTGTCGGATGTCGTATTATTTAGCACTCAGTTAAACGCTGATAACGGTTATACTTACATTTGGAATTATGGACGCGGAATAACTAATCCATTAACCGGAAATGCAGTAGCAAGTGTAGACCTTAGCTGTGACGCAGTAGTTTCTAAATTCAAAATGGGTGTATTAAAAAGCGGGGTAGCATAAAATGAATGGTAACTTTGCAAAAGGCTTGAATAATTTTGGCAATAAATATTTGCCGAAACGCTCAGGTGATTTCTTTCGCAAGGTTACTCTAGCAGCTTATCAGGGATGTATAACAACAAGTCCTGTAGATACGGGGCGTTTTAGGTTAAGCTGGCGCGTTAGCGTTAATAATGTTAATGCGTCAGTTTCTGATAAGCCTAACCAGCAAAGCGTTTATGCAAGCGCGCCGCCAAGTGGAAATGAGATAGCATCAAGCGGTTTAAATATAGCAATGGCAACAATGGAAAACGGTAAACATATTAATAATATTTATGTTTCAAATAACCTACCGTATGCCGGAGCACTTGAAAACGGACATTCAGATCAAGCACCTAATGGAATAGTTAAACTCGTAGCACAGCAATTAAAATACAAATTATTAAAGGCTAATATATGATTGACACAAGTAAAATATTCGGGGCTGTATATAAAAAGATAGTTGATTCAGAGCTATTCGACTATTACGAAGTCCCTAACTTTACTAATACAACCGCTAAGACTGGAACATGGCTTGAAGTTAAGGCTATAACTCCACTTGACGAGGACGCAATGACCGCGAACTCTGAAACAGGCGTTTACATAATTGACTTAGTTGTATATGTAGCAATCGGAAGCACCGACGCAATACTCGATACAAAGCAATTAGCTCTCGGAAATTTACTTGACCCGAAAACGGCAAGTAATGCGGTATTTACAGATGCAGAATTAGATATAACGTTTAATATTTTTAGAGTTGCACGTTTAGGCAATTCAAATTATAATGACAACTGGCGACAAGGAATAGTCAGGGTTTCAATAAGAAAATTTAAAAATTCATAGGGTTTTGTAAATCCGACATAAATAAACAAAATAACAAGGAGTATTATTATGGCAGTACCTACAGATTTTTGGGACACTCATCAAGGCGATGTAGCAACTCATACACCAGACGGCAGCTCAGCAATAGAATTTGATGTATTATCTATTGATGGAGCTGGGGGCGTAACTTCAACTAAGGGCGCAGAAATAACAGCATCAAGCCATTTTTCTGGAACTGGAAGCGCTGCCCGTGCTAGATTTGCAGGCGACTTGAAACAGACGCTTTCAGATGTAACGCTAACTTGTAGATTCTCTAAAACGCAGTTTGCAACACTTAGTCCGCTTGTTGGGCTTGCAAGTCGCGGAGCATTACTAATTACTGCGGTTGACGCTTCTACTTTTGGAAACGCAAGCTGTGATATTATAAGTGCTGTACCTGCTGGCGGTTCTACTAAGGATTCAGAGCAGATTATCGCGACTGTTGTAATTTCACCTACTGGCGACAACGCTTGGGCATAACAGGGAGCTTTAAAAATGATTATTACAAGCCTTGAACAACTCGAAAAAGCAAACGGCAGGATTAAGAGCGAACAAATAGAGTTTTCCCTTAATACTGGCGAAGTCGGGACGTTTATTATAGCTGATATTGGCGCAAGTGGACGCTCTATTTTGAATGAGTCTTTTTCTCGGATGATTGACCTTAACGGAATGGATATAACCAAACTATCTAAAGGTGAGGCTAAAATCAAGTTTAAAGACTCCGCTTCATTGTCTCAGGATAATATTATGACTGTATCGCTTGGGGTTGTCGATGATAAAGACAATCGTATTTTAGATAGCGAAGCAGGGCGCAAGTATATCGGTGAAAAAATCATGTCAAGCGAAGTTGAAAAGATTGCTTTAGCGGTTTTGAAACTTTCTGGCATGGGTGAAGGCGTAGACGAAAAGGCAAAAGAAGACATAAAAAAAAATTAATTCTTAACCCTGAATATCGGGTCTTTATTGAGATGGCTCGATATTCTGGAATGCCTCAAAGTTTACTAATTCGCAGGTTTACATCTCAAGACATAATGGAAATTATGGCAAATGAAGAAATAAAGCTGAAAGAACGGAATGCACAAGACAAATATTATAACGGTTTAATGAATCAGATAGGTGCGGTTTTTGGTGGCGGTAATTACAAGTTTGTTGATTATACTGAAGCTTGGAGCGATCCGATAACCCCAGAAGAACAGGCTCAGAAACGATTGAACACATACAGGATGTTGACTAATGGCTGAAAGTGCAGAACTAATTTTAAAGATGCGAACAGCGGAATTTAACCGCAATATGTTAAATACGCAAAATAGACTTAAGAGCTTTGGTATGCAGGCGATGAAAGTCGGCGGGATAATGACCGCCGCTTTAACTTTGCCTATTGCCATGTTTAGTAAAGCCGCCATTACAGCCGCTTCATTAGCAGAGGAAACCGCTGACAAATTCGGTACTGTTTTTATTGGTGCTGGCGATGCTGCAGAACAGACGGCTCAAAGAATAGCTAAAAGTTATGGTATCGCAGTTAGCACAGGAAAAGAGTTACTAGGCAATACAGGCGATATTCTTTCGGGTTTTGGGTTTACCGATAAAGCGGCATTAGCACTATCTGAAAAAGTGGCTAAACTTGGTATTGACCTAGCTTCATTCTCAAATTATGCAGGCGGTGCAAAGGGTGCGGTTGCTGCATTAACTAAAGCTTTAGTTGGTGAAACAGAAAGCGCAAAGGCTCTCGGAATAGTTATACGCCAGAACTCGCCAGAATACAAGAAACTAGTAAAAGAGGGTATGGAATTAAGAGGCGAAACACTACTACAGGCTAAGGCAATGGCAGCGTTTACAATAGCCGTTAGTCAATCACAAAAGGCAATAGGCGACGCACAAAGAACTTGGGGAAGTTATGCAAATACAATGCGCAGATTAGAAGAACGTACAAAAGAACTCAAAGAAAGCTGGGGTAAACTTTTAATAAATGTTTTACGGCTCGATGTTTTAATGGGTAAATTATCTGTTGCAATTAAAAAAGTTTCAAATTGGTTAAACGGATTATCTCCGACAATAAGAAAAGTTGTAGTTGTCTCAATAGCAATAGTTGCGGCACTTGGCCCTATCATCTTACTTTTGGGAACATTTGCATTTGCAATAGGTTCTATAATCGCAATAGCCCCTGCATTTTTAGCTGGACTTTCAGCGGTATTGCCAGTTTTGTTAAGTATCGGGGCTGCTACGATTATATTAATTGCCTCATTTAAGTTTTTAAAAGCCGCATGGATTGGATTTAGCAAAGGTTTACAATCGAGCGGTATATTTAAAGAAATGCGAGGCGGTTTTCAGGCGATTAAAGACGGAATAAAAAGTATAATTCCAAGTATGGAGGTGGTTATAGTATTCTGGAAATCACTACAAATAGAAATTATTAGAACATCTAAATATACGGCGTTGGCTTTTGAAATAATCGGGCATAATATCGGAACAGTATTATCAACTGCTGGCAAGAATATAAAAGCATTTATGGAGTTCGTAGCAGATTTATGGCGGTTGGGGTTTAAGGGTATGTGGGCGATGCTAAAAGCCTTTGGACGTGATGTAGGAATAGCCTTTAAGGGATTAGCTAAAGAGATGTGGAACGCTATTAGATTTAAGAAAACAAACTTTACTGGCGTATTTGCGAATATGGGAAAAGAATGGGAACGAGAAGCAGCAAAACTAAAAATAAAATTACCTGAATTTGAAAGTCCAGATTTAAAAGGACTTGATGACTATAAGAAACAATTTAAAGAAATCGAAGATGCATACAAAAAAGCAATGGCTGCAATATTAAACGGTACAGACGGTAAAAAGAAAACAACTGGTCCAATTAATAGAATATTCGGGAATGCATTAGATTTATTTAATACCGCCGTTAAACAATTTGACGATATGACTAAAACCGGAATGGCAGCAGTTGCGGACTTAGCACAGTCAACAGCCCAACCATTTACGGAAGCGGTATTTGCTGATACAGTAGAAGCGCAGAAAGCGCAGTTCGGAATATCAAGTACCGACAAGAAGATTGAAAAGAATACAGCAGATACTGCAAAATATGCGAAGAAAAGTGCAGAAGCAAACGAAAAGACTGCACGAGAAAATACGAAACCGCCAATATATAAAATGGCATAAGGAGTTATCATGGCAGGAATAGCAACAGCGACACAGCTAACACCGAGAAGCTCGACTACGGATATATCGGGGAATAGCTCTTTAACATATCCTTACAGCGTGTTAATGGATACAGCATTTGACACAGAGGCAAATGTCAGGGCTTCAAGTGGTCTGCCAGCTTTAGGCGACGATAAAGACGGTGCAAGGGCAAACTCTTATAGAATATCTATTGATGATATAAACCCGTTCCGCTGGGATGTTGAAGTTACTTACGCTAGCCAATCGCAGGGTTATAGTCCTATTTCAATAACTGGAAACAATAACAGATTATTAAGCTTGAGTTATGGATCGCGTTCATATTCTAAAACAATAAACACGGCTTATTTTGTAAGTAATATTACAAGCACTCAATCACCGTCTAAGCCAGATTGGACAAATAAAACAGTTTACGATAATAACGAGCAAATAGTTAATACCGCAAAAGATCAAGTTGTGGGCGTTTCAGATGTAATATACAGTAAGATTATAAGATTAACGCAAATTGAAGATAGAACATTTAGCCCGGATAGGATTTTTAAGTTACTTGGCAAAATAAACGCTGCGGCGTTAGTTGTCGCAGGTTCTCCAATTCCAGCAAGCGAGGGCGTTATTGTTAATTTTACGCCAGAGTTAAAAAATGCAAGTTCAAATAAAACTGGTTATCCTAACGGTAAATACTGGATAAGCTCTTATGAAATAGAAATTATGGACGGCGGCTGGTATCAAAAGGTTGTTAATGAGGGTTTTAAGCAGTTAGTAGGTGGTGATATAACAAAGAAAGAAGATATTTTTAATAAAAACATTAATGCTGATTCAGAAAATCCAGATGACAAAATCCAAGAGCCTGCTTTGTTAAAAGAAGATGGAAGTCTGGAACTTACTGGCGCAAATATTTTATTCTTAATCATCTGGTCTAAATTCGGGACTAGCTGGGATTCTGCAAACTTTGTTAAGGAGCGATAAATGGCTGGTGGTTTAATACATGAAGATACTATTAAAAGATTTGCAAATGCAACCCGCAGGGTTGAGGGTACTCCGATTGATTTGACAAGTAATAACGAACGTAGGCGTGTACAGACAAATTCTACAATCAGCAAATCATACTTTTACCCGACAAAAACAGCCGCTAATAAAATTAAGATAATAGACGGCTTCGATACTACAAGCTTAGTATGTGGCAGAATAGCGGTCAATAAGCTTGCTTTAGCGGAGGTTGCTGTAACTGAACTAACAATCGCAGCAGATGCTTATATCTATCTTGAATGTGTCGCAGACGATGACCCGTTAACTAGCTCAACAAATACGATAGTACAATACGCTTCAGAACAATCATGGGAAGCCGACAAAGAGAAGCAATTAATTAGCCGTGTAACATTCGATACAGCGATAACCAATTTTAGCAATGAGCCTGTATCTTCACGGGTTATAATTTGGGGGGCTTGTTAATGGGCTGGTTTGGCGAAAACGGATTAGGTATAATATGCGATAACGGACTTGTCGCGGAAACTGACGATTGCCCTTGCGGTTGCCCTAGTTTTACAGGTCGCACAATTACATACGTCGATAAAAATGTAGTCGGTGGAACTGGCGATGGCTCAACTTGGGCTAATGCTTATACTTCAATACAAGATGCGATAGATGCAAAGCCTAAAACTGAAATAGACATACAGGGTTATGGCGAAAGCGATGCTTATCCTGCCGGAATAATTTTAGCTGAATGTGTTTATTTAAAAGGTGTTGATGATGTTTGGATTGATGGGGGCGGTAGTGGGACAGGCATAAGCGGGAGCAGTATAACTACAACAAAGATTGATTCTATAAATATAAAAGACTGCTTTAATGGCTTTTTAAATTGTTATAATATAATAAAATGTATAATTTACAATTGTAGCACAGGTATTAAGTCCACCACCCACGCGAGTATAATAGATAATTGTGAAGTTTATAACTGTAGCACGGGATATAGTGGCAGTTTGTTTAATATAATAGATAGCAATGCTCATGACAATACGAGTTATGGTTTTAGTATTTCTGATAGTGTTGCATTTAATTGTACCGCAATAAATAATGGATTAACAGGATTTTATGGTAACCAGTTAACATTAACAAATTGTATATCGAATGGCAACACAGCAAGTGCTTTTCAGGTAGCTATGGGATTTTGGAACAATTCAATAATAACAGGTAGCACTTATATAAACTGTTCGGCATCAGGTAATTTTGATTGCGGGTTTGCGGATTCTGGAAGTCCCGTATATATAACCTGTTCAGAAAGCGGGAATTGTCAATCTGGGCGTGCATCGTGCCAACCAATAACAGGAATTTGCGACACGGTATAACTATGAAAACACTAATTAAAATAGCAGAGCAGTACGAAAAGACAGCGCAAATGCTTTTAGATAAAGCTAAGATGCTGAGAAATGGCATAGACCCAAACAAGTGTATTCACGGTGAATATACAGATAGAAAATTCAACGGCTGTAAGACTTGCGGAAACACGGTTAAGGTAAAGTGCAAGTTTAAAAAAGACGGGTTTGTTAATTCGGGCGGTTGCAATCCTGCTAAATGTGATAAGTTTGAAACAGAAAAACTTACAAAAATGTAAGATTTTACTTGAAAAACAATAAAATTGTAATATATTATAAAAAAGGAAAAATATTATGGCAGACAAAGCAATTTTCATAGGATACGACCCGCCAAATAATGAAATATTTGACGCAAATAATAATTTAGTTAATGAAGATAAATTGCCATCAATATATTTAACTAATAATACGCTTTATAATCTTAAACTTTCAACACGTGGGAATAGCGATACATACACAGATTATGAGGGTATAGATGCGCTTGCCTCATTTGAGGGGCTAATTGATAACGATTATGATAATCCTGTTTTTACCGATACAACCGCAACTGGCTGGACTTTAGTATCTGGCGAATACCAATACGACACGGCGGTAACCGAACCCGAAGAAGTGTATGAGGATTCAGTAGAATTAACATCTGGGACAGTCGGCTCTTTAGCTTTAGGAGAATGGGGATATTCAGACGGTAAAATAACA